ATCACCAGTAGCACCCGTCGCACCAGCATCACCAGTAGCACCCGTCGCACCAGCATCACCCGCTGGCCCTGTCGCGCCTTCGGCACCCGTCGCACCAGCATCACCAGTGGCACCCGTCGCACCAGCGTCACCAGTGGCACCCGTCGCACCGGCATCGCCTGCGGCACCGGTTGCACCAGTATCGCCCGCTGCCCCTGTTGCACCTTCGACACCTGTCGCACCGGCATCACCAATGGCACCCGTCGCACCAGCCGGGCCCTCGGGACCTGTTGCTCCGACTGTGCCACTTAACTCAACTTCATCGAGTTTGGTTTGTGTGGCAATTACTTCTGCTGATATTTGATCCCAGTCATTGAAATCAGGGTCTACCTGATCTTTTCTCGTTGCCCGCCACGGATTTTCCGTGAAACCGTCCCACACTGACATTGGATAATGTGCATGTTTCTCTGGCATTGGTTTTATCTTCCTCTTAAACTAAGAACAATCGTGATTTCATTGATCTGCTAAGTTCACGACGCTTAAAATTCAATGCTTCTTTCAAGCGAAGTGTCTCCCAACTTAACAGTCGGCAAAACAATAGCCTCTACCTCAACCATTAGTTTATTAAAACACCCTCTACTTAAAAAGCAATCCAGGTAATCGGTGTACCTGCCTCAGTACTAACAAGCCACAATTTGCGTAAATCATCAATATACAACATTGGACTTGTTTGTCCAGCAGGAATAATGAATCCGTCTCCTGCATCAAGTTCCGTTTGACCAATTGAAACCAAGGCATCTTCGGGGGCTGCTCCTACGCGAATATAGACACCTTTCTTCAATGAATGAGAAACACTACTCATTCGCGCGGGCGTCGTGCCCACTGTAATTGTACCAGTTGCAAAATCAGGGAGTGATTCTTTCTCAATCATTTATCTGTCTCCGATTTTTCTTACCTTTTCCGCGCATTCGCGGTTTGGTCGTTGTTTGTAAATCAGTTTGGCGACTTAATGTTTTCTCAGTCTTTCCACCTCGCGGATCAACCGCCAAATCCTCCACGCCACGAGCCGCTGAATTACCCGTCACTCCCTGTGACTTAGCAATACGTTTAATGCGTTCAACATGATCCTCACGAGCCGTAAGATATTCTTTTTCCTCGAACCCCAAAGCCATTGAAGCAATTTGTTCACCAGCTAGGCCAGCCTCGACAGCACGAATAATGATATCAGGGTCACTTGTTGTGTATTTCGCTGAATCAATTTCTTTTTCAATCTGTTCTAATGTCCCAAGATCAACCTTACCAGCTAGCAATGCAGCCACAATCAGCTTTCCAAGCTCCTTCTTCACCTTACGCCCAGGAACCGCTGTCATCAAACCGCGAAGTTGTTCAGCTTCTTTGATTCGATCAACATCTGTCTTTAAGCTATAGCGGTCAGGATACTTGATTGTTGCAACATCACGCTGTTTTTCATTGCGATCTTCATACGCCGCCCAATAATGAGCGATTTGACGCTCGGCATTCTCAAGTACCAAACCGATAAATGAAAGACCTGCTTCAAGACCTTGATTATCAAACTCCTTAGAATCAGCCGATATGCGTGTCCCAACATTCTGTACAGCCAAGTTAATCAACTTACGAATATCATTTTCTAACTTAGTCTGTAAATCCATCGACGCCTTCAAAGGCTCTGAAGATGGATTGATAAAAGACGGCGGGTCCATACCTTTATCATAGGCACGGCCATGCGACACTCCAACTTTAATATCTTCATCAGCCGCCCCTTGACCACCACTAGTTGCTGTCCCATCAGCCGTTGTTTGTTTCTTCAAATGCGCTCCAGTCGCCCGAAGATCACGTTGTTCGACCATAAACGTGAAATTTGACCGCAATGTATAATTTACATCGCTTGATACAAGATTCAAAAGTGCAATTTGATAGTAACAAACATCCTTTAGAAGACTATCTGAAATATCAAGCATTACAAATGGAATCTGCTTCAAATCCAACATCACAGGGTCAGTTGACGGTAGACCTTTGTAGTCAATAGAATTACCTTCCATATCATAAAACTGAAGCATTACGTTTCCAGTTTCTTCATCAATCCACATGAGTCTATATCGTTGACCTGTAGTTGAAGGAAGAAGAGTTCGCTGATCGAATTCAATCGTTGTGTCACGCAGTAAAATAGACTGAAATTGTGACGGATTTTCCGGTCCGGCCATTTTCCAGTTTAGAATATCTTCAACTGAGTACGAATACAAGTATGGCCTCGTAACAGGAGCGTCCGCCAGAGTTTTAGCGTTACTTGTTATCGGGGCATCAACATAAATTCCAACACGCCCCATGACAAGCAAATCTGTGAGAACTTTCATCCCTAAAAACGCATTCATTGTTGAACCGTAACGATCAACACCACCACTCAAGCCATTGATAGCTTGTTGATAGGCTTGACTCCCTCCGCGCCGCAAAATATCTCGCATCCTCTGAAAAATAGCATTGCGAATATCATTGAGTGCAGATTTAGCAAATGTTGGAATAGGAGTTATGTCACGCCGGGCATTGAAATCCTTTCGCTCCTCACGAGTCGAGAAAAACTTCAAATAAGCATTCCGAAAATCAGTGCCGCCTTCATAAGTTTTTCGCCAAAGTTCCCAATCCGACATGCCCACAAGCACGACTGGGTGGCGTGTATCAATAATCCGAACTTCTTGTGCCATATCAATACGCCTCGGTAATATCTTGATTCTGCACTAAACCGGCCGCCAGTGATAGTCCCATTTCCGCATACACAAGAGAATGGGTATAGTGATCTGGCCTTGTTGAGACATAGATAAGTTGTGGATTTCCAAACTCATCTTTTTCATAGGTCCGAACAACATTCTTCATGTGGTCTCGATACTCTAATGAAATGTCTCTCGGCAAGAGAATTCGTGGTGGATTAGTTTTGAATCGACCCAACGTGCATGACAACCAATTTGAGCGGTCAACTTGAGCAATCGGAGCATTGTCAGCTTCCACAACTGTCATTTCACGTGCCGTGACTCCTTTTCGATACCGAGTCAACCAAACATAACCCCAAAATCGCCTCGCAAATCGTCGAGCCTCATTGATGTTTGGGTCAGCGTCTACAACACACGCCCTAACCTGCCATTCACGCATTAACTCGTCAAGAATACCCCAGTCTTCCTCACCAAATTTTCCGAACCAAAGCAGTTTGCAAATCGCAACAGCATTAACATCACGATCACATTCGTGAATAAACCATTCGCAAACACTTATATTTCCTAGTTTACCTTGATCTACACCCATCGTAATCAAACGATCACTTTCACCAATCTTAGGTCGTTTGTCATTGATTGTATGATTACGAATACATGCTTCAAGCATGTCATCAGTAACTTGGGCACCTTCACCTAAAAATGGCAATCCAAGTTTTGAATTATGAAACTCCTTTTCAGCCGCCTCATCACCGAAGCCTTCAAAATGTGCCACCACCAACTCGCCCGGCGTTACTGTAAAGCTATACATCTGATTGATGTAAAAACCACGTTTATCACTGTCAGCCGCAGTATTTGTTACTTGCCAAAATGCGTCTTCCAGAAAAATCGGCTTTTCTTCTTGTTCAAGCCTTCCGCCGCACTCCTTACACTTCAAATATGATTCTTTGCAACGCGGATCATAAACTGTCTCACCAATTATCTCGATACATTCTGGCCACGTAAACTCAGTCCAGCGTTTGCATCTCGGACAACGAAAAACAAAATGTTCTTGAGTTGATCCAAGAAATAGCTTGTGAATACCGAGATTTGGAATGGTTGGTGTCGAAATAGCCCAAACATGTTTTTCCTTTTGCCCTGAAAGTCGCTCCAAAGCCAACCGATAGGCTTTTGCAGCCATTTCATCTACTTCATCCAATATCAAATCCGATACAGGAATAGACTTCAAGTTACTATCGCCGCGAGACCCTCGTATATAAAGACTATTTGTTCCAGCTTTCTTCAAATTCACCGTGTCCGTATCAGTGAATAATTGTTTCAAATACGGGCTCAACGCCAAAGCTGTATTAAACCGTGATTTGCTAAAATCACTTGCGTTTAACGCCGTCGGTAAAACATATAACACATCTCTATGAAGCCGATCAATCACAAACAATGCCCGATTGATCGCTACTTCCGTGATACCCATCTGAGCGGCTTTCATCGCAAAATTAAACGAT